ATACCCTCACCAACATCTACTGGAACTTCAACAACCATTGTTGTATCTTCCGAACCAAATGCAGGTTCTAACTTATATCCTGCTTTTTGTAATGGTTCTAATAACTCTGAATGATTTGAAAGTCTCACTCTCCTAATATAGAACCGACTTTCGGGATAATGTAACCCTGGAGTAGCACCAGCCAATAGTGAGACTGTACCACTTGGTTTAACTGAAGTAGTCTTAATGGAACGTGGTATTGCAAACCAATCTGAATACATCTTATCCCACTCTTGTATTGTATCATATCCATTCTCCAACCAATTTTTAAACTCATCTAATCCACGATTAGTTACAAACTGAGCTACACCACTTACACTACATCCAATTCTTCTGTTTCTCAACATCACTCTGTTTGTGTCACTCCAATGTGTTCTACCAAGTGTTACCGATTTGGCATACAGATAAGCATATTTAAGTGTTCTCTGATAATCCTCTAACGAATCATGATTACTTGGAAATGTCTCCACTAAACAACATAACTCATATGATTCAAGTGATTGTTCAAGACAAGGATTACCACCAGCTACTCTATGGTCTTTGTTATCACCACCATTTTTCATTCTTGAGTAGTGTCTCATATTTTCTAACCAAGCAAAACCTGGTTCACCATTATCTACAATACGTTTTGCTGCTTCTGTATAATCCATACCAAGTTCTGCAAAGATAGAGTTATTACTTGTCCACCCATACATTTCTCTATGTGGATTTACTTTATAGTTCTTTAAATCCAAATACTCTTCTGAGTCAGGGTCACCAAAAACTATTTCAGCAGTTCTACGAACATTTCCCGCTACAACACACTTACCAATTAGATTCATTATATCTACGATCGTAGTTACTGTAATTGGTTCACCTGAATTATTCTCTAATACTTTTTTGATATCATCATGAACTTCTTTTAGTGGTTCAGGACCTGAACTAACTCCACCAAAACCTTTGATTGGTTCTCCTGCTTGTCTTATCTTACTATAATCAAACTGAATAGCTGATGTTCCATGAAAATAACTTTCTAAGAGTAATCTAAGTGATTCTACCCAACCCTCTCTTGTATCAGGTATTTCAAATACTTCTTTGTTTCTAGTCTTATTCACACCTTTTACTACTATCTCACCAGCACCCTTAGTATCAAAACCGACACCAACACCTAACATAGAGGCATCCATAAGGAAACAGAATGGTTTTGAATAATCTTCTTTAAGTGTTTTAGTTGATACGAATGCACAATTATTTAGAGCTGCATATAAACCTTTTTCTTCGGTGATTGGTGTTCCCATAGCCCATAAACCACGACCAGGTGGTAGGAATTTCATATTAAAAATTCTATCATACATTTCTTGAGCTGACTTTTGAGCTTGCCATGCATTCCAACCTAACTGATAATTGTCGATATGGTTTTTTTGCATAGAGTAAGTTCCCTCTACAACCCTTTGAACCGTTTCCCACCACCTCTCGTTCTTACCATCGTCTTTAATACGAGAATATGTTCTCATGTAAACCAATTCTCCTAATCCATTAAAACCGAAAGGTGCTTTCTTTCTCTTATACTTACTGACGAAATTTTCTGATAACTTAAATTTTTCCATTTGTTCTGGCTCCTCCTATTTCCTGTAAACTTTATACAATCATAACTATAATATATATTAGATTAAAAACAAACTATTTAATTTTTTTATCATTTTTAAATAATTTTTTCTTATGAGTTTTATTCGAAGCCATCGACTTCACTATTCTTCATATCATTGTATTTACTTGCTAATAATTTTCTCTTGAATTCTTCACTATTATCCATCTTACCTTGTTGTTCTTTACCTGGTTGGGTTGTAGATTCATAGATTTCTATCTTACCAAGATTGGTATTCATACTCATCGGATAGGTTATACCATCAATACCAAATCTATTTTTAATGATATGACATCTTGCAGTATGACTTAACTTATCCTCAGCTTTTCTACTGATACTCATAACAAAGTCTGCAATCATAATCTTACTATATGCTTCTGCTACTTTAGTAGCTTCGATTACTTCTTCTTCTAATGCTGAACGATTTGCTTGTGATGCTGTCCATATTGGAACTTTAAACTCACCAGCTAATCCTCTCAAATCTTCATACACAGCACCTAACTGATGTCTTACCTCTCTCATACCACTATTATCTCTCAAGATATCAGCATAATCAACAATAACCATATCAGGTTTTATATTCTTTAATTCTAATTGTTTTAGATGTGCTGAAAGTGTATTCACTGTAGCTGAACGTGTTGGATAATACTTGATAACCATTCTACCCTCAAGAGAATCAATTATCTTTTTGACTTCATCTTTCTGATATTTGATATTTTGTGTGGTTATACCACTAAATACAGTATCGTATCTTAAACCAACATAGGTTTCGTTCAACTCTAACGTGTAATGAACCACAGTAAATCCTCTCTTGATTGCACCTGCAGCTAAACTCTGAAGTAACCAAGTCTTACCAACACCTGCTGGCGCAACTACGACACCTAACTCACCCTCACCAAGACCACCATCCATAATCTCATTTGTAATATCCCAAGGCGTTTTGATTGTGACTCTTGTAGACTTAGTTAGTCTCTCTTCAATACCCACATTATAATCATGACCGATATCTACAGCAGTTCCAGCTTTCATAGCTGCATCTATAACTGTTTTTATACCATCATAGTTTTGGTTTTCTAATAGACTTACAGATTCCATAATAGCAGATTTTAAAACTTGATTCTTACAGAAATCTAATGTTTTCTCTTGAACAAATTGTAAGTCTGTTGCTTCTCTATGTCTCCAAGCATCTTTAAGTGCTTCTACAATTGATATCTTTAACACATCGTTCTCAACATCATCGACTGCTATCTTAATAGCTTCTAATGTAGGTGTGGTTTTATATTTTAAGAAGTAATTATGTATCTCCTTAACCAACCACTTATTAGAATCTGATTCAAAATATTCTGGTTCAAGAACTTCCATGATAGTCTGTAGAAAAATCGAATCGGTTAGACAAGATGCTATGACTTTAGATTGGAATGATGTTCCAAATTCGACTAAAGAACTATTGTTCTCCATATATTTCTTTCGTGAGTTTTGTTTTTGATAAATTTAATTTCTTCTGTCTATACTTATCTTTCATCTTCTTCAAAATGGTATCTTTATTTCTGTAGTAGTAATCCATTTGCCATTTTCTTTGAGCTTCTTTCTTTTCTTTTGCTGTGAAATACTTCTTCTTTCTACCCATTGGTTTGCTCCGCATACTTATCCATAGTGGTAAATGTCTGAGCTAACCAACTACTAACATTGGGTAGATTCTGAAATAATCTATCTTCCATAAACATGGATTCAAATTTGAACTTTACTAAACGTCTGATAGGACCTCTGATTGTATCAAGTAACTTTGTTTTTGTTGAAGCACTTATATTGACATCCTCTAACTGCATCAACTTGTAGTTACGTTCAAGTAATTCTTTATTCTGTAATATCTTCACAAAGAAGTTTCCATCATCATCTTTGTGTTTATGTGCATATTTGTATATCTCCTGTAAACTATAACTATTATTCTCTTCTCCCAAAGTTGGTATGTTTTTTACCAATGTTTTGGTAGCTATTCCTTTTACACCATCTATGTTATCTGATTTATCACCCTCAAATATTTTAGCCATAATAAAGTTTTCAGCAGTAACACAATACTCTTCTAAGACTGCATCTTTGTCATATAGTTTTTTCTTGGTAGGAGACCAAACTTTGATATCGTCTGATACTAATTGTAGGAAATCCTTGTCGGTTGACATGATAACCTTTTCACCATCTGGTATTGCACTCTTTGCTATGTAAGCTATAGCATCATCAGCTTCTATACCATCTACGGATATGGTTGTTAGTGGTAGTAGTTCAAGATAGTCTGCAACTCTTTTAAGTTGCATGAGCATATTCCGTCTCTCATCCTCAGCGTTCTCTAAACCCTCTACCCTATTAACTCTGTAAGATGTTCTACGTTTGTTTTTATAGTCGGAATATAGTTTACGTCGGCGATTGCTCCCACCCTTACCATCAAACACGATGATAGTGCGGGTGGGATTAAACATATTGATTGCAAATCCTATGCTTTTAAGGAAACCAACAATGCCACCAACATGAACGCCGTTTTCGTTTAGAGTCGGCATTACGCTGAACACTCTGATAAAGGTGTTCAAACCGTCGACTATTAGGACTTTCTTATTTGTGTTCTGAAAGTCTACAGAACCACCTTTTTTCTTTATCTCATTCAGGATGGAAAGGTATCTGGCGTTTGACATCACTCACCAACCACCTCTTCCGTTTCAACTACATCATCTATTCCCAAATCTTTCATATCATATTTTAGTATAACTTTTTCGCATATCTGTTCGTAAACGAATGATTTGAAATCAGGATCAGATAGTTTATCTCCGAATTCTTTTGATTGAAACTTGTGCTCTTGTCCTAAATGGTCTGTAAGAGTATACCAAGAACCACCTTGTTTTACAATCTTGTGGTCTTTCATCACCTTTAACCAACTACCTACGTCATCTATACCACTCTCAAAGTATAAAGGAAACTCACAACTTCTCAAAGGTGGACCTAATCTATTCTTGACGACTTGTGCAAGTATAGTCATACCAATCACGTTGTTCTTGGCATCTTTAATCTGACCTTTGTTTTTCAATCTAACTCTTGTAGATGCGTGAAATGGTAGAGCTTTACCACCACTTGTAGTCCAGGGGTCTCCGAACATCACACCTAACTTTTGTCTTAACTGATTAGTAAATACAAGAGCTACTCTCTGTCTACCAATCATTTGGGTAATTTTTCTCATAGCTTTCGATATGATAATTGCTTTAGAAGTAGCCCAACCATCCTTATCAAAGTCTGCTTCCATCTCTACATTAGTCGATGCAGCTGCAAGTGAATCAACAAGAATAGTTACTAACCTATCCTTTGAACTTTCACGAACCTTTGCTACTATTTCTTCAACTGCTGCGAATATATCTTCGACAGTTTCTAAATGTAGATACAACATATTGTTAATGTCGACACCAATAACTTTCAAAAAATCTTGACTTACTGCAGTTTCAGTATCAATATAAACTGCAACACCACCCTTTTTCTGTGTCTCAGCTAGTAAGTGAGCACCAACCAATGATTTACCACTTGATTCTAAACCATTTAGTTCTGTTATTCTACCGACTGCTATACCACCATGTGGTCTATTAGATATTGCTAAATCTAATAGTGTTGAACCTGTAGAAATAAACTCCTTAATATCGGTAGGTGTTGTATCACTACCGTCAAGAAAGTATGCAACTTTGGTATCTTTAAATTGCTTATTTAGACTAGCGGCAAGTTGCCCTGCCAATTCATCTCTTGTTGACATAAACTTCTCCTAAGTTTTAGATAACTTAGGGGAGCGAAAGTAGGAACTCACACTCCCCAACTTATTTGTCTTCTATTAGCTATTAAACAGATCGTCGAATGCTGCTGATACATCCTCTTTTACTTCTTCATTAGCTGAAGCTTTAGATTCAGTTACAGATTCCTCTTCTGTCTCTTCAGATTCATCTGGATTCAACCAATTATTTAGAACTTCTGTAAGTTCTTCATAGGTTTGTTCCTGATAGATTTCAGTAATATCCTTTTGATTATCCATAAGATTCTCAAGAAGAGTTGCATCCTCTGTAATCGGGGTTTGATTTGGTTTAACCCTGATTGTTGTTTTAGGAAACGAAGCTCCAACTTCTTCTGCTGTCTTGAACTCTACAGTAATATCACGACCATTCATTGAGTCGGTAATATCACCATAATCAGGATCAGCGATGATGGAAAGCAGTTCTTGATAAACTGTTTTACCAAAACCCCAAAACTTCACACCTTGATTCTCTTCACCACGTATGATTACTGGAGCAAAAGTTCTCATCTTAGACTCGATTTTACGAGCTAATCGATAGTCTTCCTTGTTACCCGAAGCTTTGAGTTTTTGAGAAAACTCTTCGATTGGGTCAGGACGACCAAATGACATTGGTGAAAGATAAGATTTTCTACCCAAATCATAATGGAAAAACAATTCAATGAAAGGATTATCCTTATTAAATTTGTAAGGAACTATTCTTACTTGAGTTGTGCCAGGTGATGGCTTCCATAGATTTGATGTGCGATTGTTTGTGATTTGAAGTTGACCTAGACGCTTCTTCAATGCGTTAATATCCATTCGATATCTCCTATTTGTTATTCGTTAATTGTTTAATTGTCACTAAATTATTTGTAACTGTTTTCATACATATATAAGTATGATATATATTCCCCAAAATGTAATTTATTTTTCCTCAATATCAGATTTCCATGTTTTTGTATGTATTATCGAATATACCCTTGTTGGTATTTCATACAGCCCCTCTTCGTTTGTCAGTAACATACGATTTCTGTAGTTCTCCCACGGTATTGGAAATGAATTATCTAACACACCATTGTTCAGTTTCTTAACTAACTCATTTAGTGCGTTGATTGTGTATAAAGAGTTTGATTGTTTCTTTCTATGTATAGAGATTGTATCTACTGAACTCTCAACGTAATCTTCAGTTGCTTCTACGTTGTATGTGCATATCAATTGATGATAATCATTCTCATTCTGAAATACATATATCTTGTCGAACACTATATCGTTACAAGCTATAATCAAATCTATTGTTTCGTATAATCTATTCCTTTTGCAAAATGTTGCCAATAGTTGTGTCTTCATTAAACTTCCTTAACTTTTCCAGTTTCTACGTCTATCGCTGAACCATCGTCTGCCAATTCAGTTGGAGCAGGTTTACCATCACCAGTAAATGATAATTGACACCCACCACCTGTTCTACCAGCGGTTCTTTTAGTTCTAAATGTTATTGAATAATCATCTGGATTTTGAGTTCCTCTTGATGTTTCAAATCTTGGTTCACCATCTTCATCGTAAAATTGTTTATTGTGTTCTAAATCATTTAGTGATTCATTTGTTCTGATATTGTTAGCAATCTCAATAGCAGACATAAGTGCTTCTGGTTTAACTCCACCACTTTGAACTAAGTTTTTAGCGTTGTTTTCACCAATCAAAGCTGCTGCCTGCTCTAATGAAACTACTTTACCCAATCTTTTTTTGAAATCGTTCTCAATCGCTGCTACCCTCTTACCAAATTCTTTCCATTTAGATGCCTCATCTGGAAACTTCATCTTAGAAAGTTCTTTTTTGATATTATCAATCTCATCCATGTAATCTGCTGTCACATTAGAAATCTCACCTAATTCCTCATCAGAAAATGTATTTTGCAATCCAACTTCAGTTAGAGATTTTTTTATAAAGTCTTTTGTTTTTTCTTTAGTTTGTTCCTTATTTTTACCCCTTATCAAATCATCATTAATAACTAATGTATGACCCTCTTCACCAAGATATTGTCCTTGATTATTTCTTTTAGATTTATCTTGATGTAATTCACAAATTGTTTTTGAGTTCGCAGGACAACCATATACTCTACCCGCTTTACCAAACTTACAACTGATTAAAGATACTCTTTCAGTAGTTCCACCTTTTATCTTATCACCAGCAGGAAAATTACCAGCTGATGGTAAGTAAACCTCTTCACCATTTGCTAATTCTTGTTCATATAGATTGTTTTCAGCAAGTTGTTTCATGATTGAGTTTGCTATGTCACCATCAGCTTTATGCAAACCAACCATCAAATCATTATAACTATCAGCGATAGCTTTTTGTGCTTTCTCACTTGGTATTTCCATATTCTCTAATACGTTTTGTAATCTTCTCTGATGTTCTTCTAATGCTTTAGAAACTCCTTTGTCAACTTTACCCTCATCAACCATTCTTTGAGCGTGGTCTATTGTGTTTTGAAGGGCTGGATTGTTAAAACTTTGAGCTAAATATTCTTTTGAATGTTGACTACTTGGCATTTTGATTTTTCCTTTTTCGTCTTTGACACCAAATATACCATGTAATCCACCTCTCACTTTTTGTAATACGGGATGTTTAGCAAAATAATTAGCTACTTGTTTATCGTCTTTTGGTTTAACTATATTTTCATCACCTAAATCAGGTTTTGCTGCTGTAGTAAATCCTTGTTTTACTCCTTTTGCATCAAAAGTTTTTAATCCGCCTAATAGTTCCTTTACCTTATCTACAAGGTTTTTTGATTTTTCAGTTCCTGCTTCACCAGATATTATTTTTCTATTACCACCTAATCTATTGAAATAAGCTTTCTTACCATTTGCATTTGTAGAAAATCCTAAGTTATCAACTAACCATTGTGCAGCTTCTTTTTTCTGTTCGTCTGTTGCATCTTCATCATAAATAACACTAATTTTTTCTTGACCATCTTTTACTAATTGTTTTTGCTTCTTACTTAGACCATCCATTCTATCATTTATTCTTGTTTTAAAATCATCAATTATTTTTTGATTGTCTGAACTAATATTTCTACCTTCATCATCTTTATCTTTTACTTTACCAACATCATCTTTATCCATCATATCCGTTGGACTTGCATCTCTATCACCACCTAATTGTGCATCTACCTTACCACCTTTAGAAAGATTCATAGGTTTTTTATCATCCTCTTTACCCTTCTTGTCTTTATCATCGTCTTTCTTATCATCTACAGGCACAAGTTTGTCATCATCTACTTTGTGGGTAATTCCTTTTTTATTTTCAGGACCATAACCATTTCTTTTCCACACCAAACCCATTTTTTTAGCTTGTTGTGCAATTTTAGGGTTTGTAGGTTTATCTGGTGCTTCACCCAAAAGAGTTTTGATAGCAAAGTCAACATCCTCTACCAACATACCTTGTTCTATTAGGTAGTTTTGTAGAGCATACACGTGTTCTTCATTAGTGAAGTCAGGTACTGAATAATACCTATCTGCAAAATCGTTAAAAAATTCTTTCCAATCCATCATTAATCCTTGTGAATTTTACCTTTTCGTTCTGTAAACCATTTTCTGAACTGAACTGGTGTACCGATAGTTATTGGTTTGTTACCACTTGCTGTTGACAATAATTTTTCTATCTCAACCTTAGCCAATGTATTTTTATCCAACACTCTTTGCATCACAAACATATCTATTATCTTTGTATCATAGACAAGAAGTTCATTCCACCAAGAAGTTCTTTTATTGTGTTTAGAATCAATCAAACTCTTCTTGAATAGTTTTTTATTTTTAAGTAAAGTTTTGTTTGCTACATCAATATAATCTTTTACATATTTTGCAACTACAGGTCCTACTGCTTTTTTAGCTTGTTCTTTATACTCATTATATTCAAGATGATTAGGATCAGATGAGGGTAAGTCCATCCATCTGTCGTGATATTCTCTTTCTATATCACTTATTTTTCTATCAACACTATCATAATCAAGGTTTGCTCTGTCTAAAGCATTATACCATATTGTGGGTTTTCCATCAAATACTTGATAAGCACTTACCCATCTACGACCTTGTTTATCAGGTACGGTATCAAAATCCATAGACTTCTTTGCTAATAGATGTCCCTCTACATAACAAATGATACCACCCATACCTGTTTGAACACCACGACCTTTAGCTAATGATTCATCTTCGTGAGTTGCTGTAAATGTAGATATAGTTTTTTTTCTATTAAGAACATATTTAAGTTGTCGTATTCCATCTGGTCCTGTAATATGAAATGATTTTACAGGTATCTTTCTACCAAGAGCTTTCTCCACAACCGATGGTGTTAGAGGAATCACGTCTTTTTGACGAACCCAATTCAATACAGCTTTTGTATGAGCAGGATACCACTTATTATCTATCCAACTCGGCCCAGCTTGTTTAGATGGTGCATAGGTGGATTCCATCAATAAGTCTTTAAGTTTAATCATTAAACTTCTCCGTTATATCAATAAGTTCATCATAATTACTTCCCCACGCAACTTTGACTGGATACTTATCTCTCTCTAACACACTTTTTATTTCTGTAAGAAGTGGTAGTCCATCGTCAATGTGCATATCAAACAGAAATGAATCATAACTATACAATACAAACTTACTCTTATACTTTTCCATTATCTTCCTAATATCTTTTATAACTAATGCATTCGATTCTGTTTCTAATAACTGAATATAATAGTTAAACAACTTGTTTGCGTTAAAATCATTTCCCCTTATTTCTCTACTATAAATATCTGATTTAATAAAATTCTCTTGCTTATAGAGTTGCCACAACTTGTTAGTAAAGTCCTTTACCTTACCAAAGTAATCTATACTCTCTGCTATATCATCAGGTATAAATCCATACAAGTATTGAAATGACAAACCCTTTGCTTCCTTGTAACTTATATTAAACTTGTCTGCAAAGTGTTGGTGAACCGATTCTCTTGAGAACTCATAGTCAACCTTTTCTGCGATAAGTCGTAAGTGATATGCGTCATAATCAAACTCAACCAATTTACCACTACCACCAAATCTACTGATAAACTTTTTACGACTACCATCATTTTTATTTAGTGCTGCGAAGTTAATACCACCAAATCTGTTTGATGGACGACCTGTAGATGTGAATGGATTATACTCCGAATACACCACACCATCGGTGGTTTGTAATCCATTTTTTTCTATGTATGTAAAGTTGTCAAACATATCATCGTTGTATGTCATAATGTCAGGAGCGTCGTATTTTTCGATTATAACCTGCATCCCTGTTGCTATATTGTATAGGTGTGATGTGAATCTCATGATAGGAATAGAGGTATTTACGTCTTTCTTCTCATAATGTTTCATGTGATAGTGTCGAATTATATCATCAGAATATAAATCGAAATTTGTTTTCTCACCTGTATTCCAATAATTGAGTAGATTTATATCGATAAGATTATTTAAGCCTGTAAGATGGTATGTGTGTTTCTTGTCAAGTGTATAAACTTTTTTGTTTTTGTTTTTTAGAATATTCAAGTCACCTTTAGAACAATAACTAAGTCCATCTGTATGTTCAAATGGTAATACGTATGATTTATCATCTAACATTACAAATAATACAGATAGTTTTGTTTCTACTGGATGTAGTTTGTGATCGGTGGGAATAGGTAGTATTATGATTTGTTCTGCTAACTCGTAGTCAGTCAAGAAAGCATTAAACTCTGTGCTAGTTTCTATGAACTTCAATTTATAACCTTAATTTTGCAATAAATATTAAGTTTATTTGTGAAATTCAACAAAATTATATATTTTCATCCTTATCTGTGGAAATGTCTTTTCTACTCTCAAAACATTTTCTGTGTTTAATTTTTCTTGTTCTTTTATATCTTCTTTCAATGCCCATCTTAAAGTTGTTTTAAAGTATGTGGAATCTGCAGCTGAATATTCTTTTTTCGTAACCTCTATTATTGGAGCTTTATCATCAGAAGCTAATTTCATGAAGTATCTATCAAAGAAACCTTGCTCATAATGCACTTTCTTTGGTTTTACTATTTTGTTCTTGAAATACTTTGAAGATTTAATCTCACCATTCTTAGCTTGCTTGTAACTTTCTAACATGGATAGGTTTCTTTGTCTGTTAATTTTTTTAGAATATTTTTGTGGTTGTGAACCTGTTTGATATATAACCTCTTTTCTCTTTGTAACTATTTTATGATACACCAATCCACTTGGAACAAAAATTGTCTCATCATATCCATAAGAAAACTCACGTGGTTTGGTTACACCAGCGTTTCTTTCCAACCTCTCTATTCTTCTATCGTTTTCTAATATAATCATAGTTTAACCCTGTCTGTCAATTTTTTGTTTAGCTTTTTGTTGAGGTGTAAGGTCTGGGTCTTTAGCTGTTAATTTAAAGGGTGATTTCTTTCCTTTTGTTTTATCTAAATATTCTAAGAAAGATGTGTAAGGTGGGTCGGGTTCTAAAGTTTGACCTGGTTTTAATTCTGGTATTATACTTGATAATTTATCTGCTATAGTATTTCCTTTTGGTTCACCAAATCCCCTATCAACTCTCATTAAACCTCTAAGTTCAGTTTTCCAACCTGCAGAATCTAAGGTATGTGAAACATCCATAATCTGAAAAAGACACGCATCACGATATCTACCTGGAATATAAGTGCTTGAGAATGCTTCTCCTGCAAATATAGCTCCAGTTCCATCAATAGTTAACGACAATTCTATTGGTGTTAAGATATCTTTCTTTTTTTCTAATGAGCTTGGTGCTTGTCTTAGAAAGTAAGTTTGAGCATTTCTATAATGTTTTTTCATAGTTCCACTTGTTGTGTAAAGATATCTAAAGTCAGGTGCATCTTCGAAAAATGTTTTTATTTTTTCATTACTTAACTGACCCATACTATAAGCTCTAACATAAAGGTCTGATGCTTTTGCAAAAAATTTACCAACTCCTGAGAAGAATTTCTTAGTGTCATCCCATAAACCCTCTTCTTCCTTACCCGTATCGGGATTGATATATGGCACACCATCATCTAATATTTCCATAATTTGTTTTTCAGTATAGATTTGTATAACCTTTTCCATATCTATCTCAGCGCCAGTAACTTGGTTAGGATAATTATTATCTGCGTCTAACTCTGGAATTAGTTGTCTACCATTTACTGTTTCGGGTAATGCGTTATATCCAAACTGAGGAAATTTTGTATTACCTATAACTCTTTCCATGTTCTTTAGTGTAATATCCTCTGGATTTGTAGGTTCTTCTAATCCTGCATTGAACAATTTACCTATGGCTCTACCAGCTGGGTCTAATGTCAAATCTTCTGCAGCAGCTTCTGAACTATTAAAATTTGCACCATAAACCGCTGCCGCCGCCATCTGTGATGGTAGTTTTGTAACCATGTTTTGATTGTATACTATAGAATTTGTTTGCCAAGTTGGAAATATCATCAGTCCATCAGAGTTATAATTATCAGCTACATTACCTGTAGTTAAATTTATACTTTTGTTTTCTAACAAATCAGCTACAGGCTTTTGAGTAGAATTACTTTCTATAACTTTTAATTGAAACGGATTTTCTGTATCAGCTGTTAATTGAAAATCCCAAACACCACCACAAGAGTTACTTACTCTTTTCATTAAATTCATCAAACCATCTTCAATGGTATTTGCTCTAGCCATTTCTTCTGATATAACTTTAGAATGTATTAATAAGTTTCTTAAATATCCTTTTTGTTGAACTCCCTCTTCTTGTGGTTTTGCATATCTTTTTATTCTATTTCTTTCAAGTTTCTGTCCTAATCTGTTTACAAAAGGTTCATCACTAACAACTGGATCTACTGCGAAAGCAGGTAACTCTCTAACTTTCTTCGCAAGAGCAGACATTATTTCTCTATCTGTTGCTAATGGGTTTGGTGTATCTAAAGTTCCATATGGTAATTTAAACTCTAAATCATATGGAAATTGTCCTGGTATGATTACTTCAGAAGCGTTAAGAGTGAGTAAATTATCAGTATCGTTAAGAATTTTAACACTCTCATAATATTTTACACCATCTTTTTCAGCTTCAGGAACTTCATCAACTGACCTAAATTGATAACCTACCTTACCATCTTGTATTTTAGCAGCAAATTTATTTAAGATATTATCTTCAAACCAACCATATGTAACATAAGGACCAAGATATGCCTCATCAAAATTAGCAGCAGCATTACTTGAAAACTGCCACTCATATGTTTGTTGCACTATTATTGTATCTTTGTATTTTTCATTTTCACCAATTATAAACGAACCTGCTTCACTAACATCTGCATCCGTAGACCGAGTTGCTGTATCTGGATCGTAAGCTGAAAACCTATACTTCATGTTTATAAGTAATTCTGTTAGATTTTCGAATAGTATTTTAGGTGGTAGGTTTTGTATGTAGTGTTCATCTATTTCTTGTCCACCAGAACCTAAACCTTGTTTTGCTAAAGCTTTTTGAATGTCTTCGTCATCTCTGATTTTTTTTGTCTCTTCTTTTCTACTCTTAAAGTATGCTCTTTGGTCTCTAATTTGATTCTTCAACTCAGCTGGTATTTCGAAAGCTGCTGTTGATTCACTATCACCCAATGGTGAACCAAACACACTTGATGCTGGTGAGACAATCTCTGTTGTGCAATCAAAACCACCATCGTCTCTACTAGTCCAATTGAAATTCTTAACAATACCATAAACAATTTCTTGATTACCTTTTCCTTTTTTTCTGAGAACTTTACTCAAATCACCGATTGTTCTTGCGTTTAACTTAGACCAATTATCATAGATAAATTCGTGAGGTTTGTGACCAGACCACATCCAACCAAATTCTAATGCTACAGATACTCCAGGTGCTAAGAAGTATGGTGTCAATCTTTCTAATGTTTCAAAATCCCAACATATCCATTTTATATCTGCCATTCTGATAGCTTTGGTATTACCTTGTATCCTTGTGGATATACTCTTTAATCCTGCTATCGGTCTGTTATAGTTATCGGTTTGATATTTATCAGCGAAACCACCACGTAATACACCTTGTATCTTTCTTCCTCTTCCTTGAAATTGTATACTCTCACCAGCTTTATTTTCAAAAGTATCTTCAAGTAAGTCGTTTCTTTTTAACCTTGATGGATCTACTATCTCTTCACCTGCTGATATGACTACGGGTTGATTTGGTGCATCTTTAGGAACTGATAATGAAATCATCCTAGCCCATGTAGTTCTTGTTTGCATATAGTTAGATTCTGAACTATTAGATATTGGTTCTGTTACAGGTCTACCTTTTTTACCTGATTGTTCTATTTTATCTAATAGTGTTTTTTGAACATTTTCGTCAATTGGTTTTAATTGAATCATGATTTACCCATTTAATGAGTCGAAGTCTGCTAATATTGATTGTAAGTTACCTGGTATTCTAATTTTGAAATTTGGATTAAGGATTGTTCTACCCTTACCTAATCCGTTTGCTGTAGCTATCACCCACCAAAGTGATGCATCACCATAGTATCTGAAAGCTAAATTATCTAATCTATCTCCATCTAATGGAAAAATAAATTGGTCTTCATCACTAAGTGGTATTTGTGGATATAATGTAGACACAAGAACTCTTTGTCCTTTTTTATTTATCCTTAGTGGCACATCGTCATATCTTCCCATTGATAACTCCTATTAAAATCTAATGTCGGGTATAGGTAAATCACTATTAGAGACATTTATATCGGATTTTAATTCATCTATTAATGCCTCTTGTGCTTTTATAGCTGCTTCACCTGATTGTAGTTCTGCTAACGTCTCTTTTTCAATCGTATCTAATTCTGCAAACAAATCTTCCCAACCTTTTCTAGCTGGTTTACGTTGTGTTGGTAATGCGGGATCTTTATCAAATGTTCCGTGCTCTAAATTTTTCTCTAACCAATATAAACCATAATGTTTACCTGTAGTTTGTGGAACAGTATCTTCTATAACTCTCATATCTGCAGAAACATTGATTAATTTTGGTAATCTTATACCAGGTTTGATTTCCCAAGTGGAAGCAGTATCTATGGCATAGTTTAAACTCTGAAATATCATAGGTTGATTTTCAAACATATCACCTAAAGTAAAACTAAAGAATGGTGATACCATACGGTTGTTATCAATCTTTGGATATACCAACCCTCTTAAATAGTTTAATTTATCCCAAAGAGTAACCAACTCTTGAAGTGACTTCGGCATCACCTTAAAGGTAATATTAACATTTCTTGTAGCTCCTTGATACACATACACCTTATCTGGTCTACCAATGTATCTTTCCTCTGCATAATCAGGTGAAGCTGTATCAGAAACACTTTCAAGTATTGCTCTAAATATCATCCACTTACCATTCACCATATCCCTAAATTTTAGTGGAACAAAATCTTGACGATTATCATTGAGTAGAATATCAGCCGTAGTTCCACCATACGGATGTAGATTTACCTGATCGGATAATTCATTTTTAAAACCACCACCTCCTGCAGTAACTTTAATTATATTACCATCTTTATCTGTTACTATTCTACTAGCACGACCTTGATTACCAATACCTCTGGATATATCAGCATTTGTTAAATCTTTTTCGTAACGATTATCATTATTTAATTGTCCATAACTTTTTAAATTGTATCTATCTAATCTGTTTCCTAACTTATCATGAGAAACCTGTTTCTGATGTAAATTTTGGTTGTTAATAGAATTATCAGCTTTTATTGGATGTGCTATTTTTTTAGTAAGATGTTGGTTAGATGTTGCTGTAGAAAGTCTACCAACCTCAAAACCTGCTGTTACCGCTATAGGTGGTCCTCCATCTTTACCACCTATTTTTGTTTGTGGTCTAATTCCTAAACTTAATGTTTGAGGTCTATCAAAGTCTATCGTGCTTTCTCTTGCACGAAGTTCACCTTTATAGTTTTTCTCTCTTGAATACAAGTTAAATAGTTGACTACCACCAAGCTCAACGGCTTCTGCAGGACTACTAGAAACCTCTCCAAAGTTTTTTAGATTTACAACTGGATTTGTTGTTGTATTAACACCTAAACCTAAACCACCTGTTCCTGAAAACTTAGGTAAAGATGGTAAAGTAAATTCTACTGCTTGTTTAACTCCCGAAAACACATCGGCTACGATAGGTGGTATGTTTGGTAAAGCTGGAATTTTTAAATTAGGTAATGGTGGTAAACTTAAATTAGGTATACTAATACCACCCAAAGCACCTAAAGCACTTTTTGCAGCATTCGCTGCTAGTGATGCTGCTTGAGATGCTAATCCACCCAATATCTTGTTTAATCCTGAAAAGTTGGGTGTTGGTATGGTTGGAATTTCTATTAAACTTGGGAAGAAATCTGTTAATCCTCCTGGCTCACTAAATCCAAACTTAGGAAGTTTAATATTTGAAAAAATATTATCAAGCTTTAATCCTGCTTCAGGAGATTCTATACCACCACTTATATCTACACTTACTCCTGGTTTAAATTGTTTTAATCCATCTGCTCCTTTAGTTACAAAGTTAGACATCTCATCTATAATTTTTCCTAGCGGTAAACCTGGTGGTTCTAAATGTCTTACTGCATGAGCACCAATTGGTAAAGAATCAATTACGGATGTTGGTCTCCACACTCTTAGATTACTACCATCAACA